TCCAGCCTTGAGTTTGGGGTGCGGAGATGCACTGCATATCAAAAGATATGGAAATGCATCTCCGGGCTAGCCTCACGGGTAGCCAAGAGAAACAAAGTCTCCGCACGCTGATATTAATCAGCTACCTAGGAATACTCCTAGGCACCCTATTCATCATGAAAACCGATTACGGTCGACTCAGCATAAAGCTGTGAGGACCGGAACCGGATGATGGATAGAATCCAGCCTTGAGTTTGACGGAACTGGGACGTCCTGCACGTCTTAAGTGCCCTCGCTCAAGCGGCTCGTCAGAGCGCTTGAGGAAGAACTTAAGGAGCGCGGCAGAACTGTCAACCTCATCAAGAGGAAGACGGCTCTGGACAACAACACCCTTAACCAAAGGGCGCTGCAGTCTAGGGCACATGTGATGAACGTCAAAACGTTCATCCCATGAGTATCTACCGAGCACCGGCGAATTAGGATGGACAAAAGGAAAGGGAATTAACTTCCCGATCAGTTTGTCCATAAACTCCGTTGTGTGAACCATTCCCATGGCGAAAGCCTGGTTACGGAAAGACACAGCAGAAACTAATTCGTCAACGTGTGTAGGTCGTGCAGGGAGCTCTCTGCGAACCTTGACGATTGAAACGTCATGGCCAGCATAGTACTCCTTACCGCAAGACTCTCTGAACCTTCCGGTCCAGAAAGACTTGTCACTGTTCACTTTGAGTCCAAAACTCGTAAGTGTAGCGACGACCTCATGCACTATGTCTACGGGGACGATCAAATCGTCTCCGTAGGCACGCACCAGGCCAGACAATTGACGAATGTCACGTCTGGTAAACTGATGGTTGCTAGCGCGCTCTGCTGCCATAAAGATCAATGTCACAAAGACAAAGGTCTCAAATGGAAAGCAAAGAGCTGACCCCATAGACGCGAATTTGGCCAGATTAACTCTGGTACCATTTACGTCTGCTGCTTGGGAGCGAGAAGCTTGGACTGCCTCATAGAGGTTAGGCCAAGCTTTCGTCATCTCCATTACCAGCTGATTGGAGACAAGATCACTTGCAGCACTCAAATCGAGTGTTGCTAGGTCCTGTGTAACAGAACCCATTGAGGCCATTCTCTGATTAGGAGTTTGGTCATCAAAAGTGATCATGCGCGAGAGGAGGTTATCCCTCTTAGACGCATCAACAATCGCCTCGAGGAGACCCTGTTGCACATACTGCATGTGCACAGGCTCCATCGCGATGATTCTAGGTGTCTTCAACGTTTTAGGAACAGTAATTACCCTCACGGGTGGTTCCTGCTCCGGGGCTAACCATTGTAAGTCACGCTCGAAAGAGAGACTGTAACTGCTAGAGAGAAATTCTCTAGCTGGGAACAAATGTTCCAGACGGTCTGTCCAGGTGCTCCAGTAGTACTTTTCGTTTCCGATAGTACTATCAGCTGTTGAACCTGAACCGTGTTTCGGAATGATACTTCCATTATAGACAGAAGAGTCTACGGATGTGAAGAGATCCCGAAAGAGTAAGGATGAGATTCGTCCGAAGTCAGATAAATCTGACTCAGAACGTCTCTCATCGAACTCCCTTACGGTTACTTCACTTGCAATATAATCCTTAAAGGCGCGATCGATGCGTACATCAGTACACTCGATCTCAGTCTTGGACCACATACCAGTAAACTGGCGAATGGCCGCGACTGCGTCAAAAGAAATATTGTCAAGTAGCAACCCAGTACCCCTGTCGAAAATAAGGTCAAAGAACCCTCCGAGAAATCGGGGGCAACTGCCTGAGAACGCAAAGTGCGTAAACAGGTCGTGACCTACCCAGCCTCTGTCAAGACTTCTTTCGAAGTCCTTACAGAACTGAGCAAGGGTGATCGCTAAAAACGAGTACCCCTCATTTTCGACACGCTTCGAGATTGTTAACCAATCTCGATGGGTGCTTATGCCAACTCTGTCACCCATATCTTGGATGACATTTTGGGCGAGTATAGTTAGGCTTTTCAAACCAGCTCCTTTCATTAAGGGGTTTAGTTTCCTTAGCCATAGCTATCTCACTAGTGGCGATTCTTAGAATCCTTACCGCGAATGGTAGTGTAAACCACCATGAGCGACAGGACCCCAAGGGCCACAGTGACGCCTAGAACGAAATCGTTCATCAGTTCTCCCCACCCACAAACTGGGTGAGCTTTGCGTTGGTCGAAGCGGTAAGCAGAGTGAGCATCGAAGCCACATTGGCGACGATCTCAGTCGGCGAATACCCCTGAAGAGGGGTATCTACCAGAATATAGGTGCTCATAGAGACCTTGTTATTCTGACCAGCAACAAAGGGATCCGCAGCGATCTTAGAAAAATCGACGCGGACAATGGAGCGATTACGCTTTCCGTTTGTATGGGAAATCGTAAGCTTGGTGGTTCCATCGGCACTTGTAAAAGTACCGCTGTTTGCACCAAAACCAGTTCGCGGAAGCGAAATGGCCGTTCCATTGTTAATTGACTGAGGATCAGCGAATGCCATGGCACTACTCTTTCTATTTAGTTTTCTATGTTAAATTAGAGGACTCATCTAGTGAAGAGACCTGGGAGTACGGGTCATACCCAATGCTCCTAGAACAGCCCATTGCTGAGCTGAGAACGAGTTCGGATTGAGACCGAACCCGAAGGGTGTTGCTCTGATACGATCCTTTCGCTGAGAAACGAAAGTCGTAGTCAGGATACCGACGTTCTGGAAATCTCCAGACGGTTGCCTAGCGGCAACCGGAGCGTCAGTTGATATAGTCGCCGTACGCGTAGTAGTACGCATAAGGTAACCATATTGCAACACTTGACCATCGAATGTGGAATTAGTGCCATTGGCGATAATATCACCAATGTCAGTAAACCAGTCGATGAGCCAAGACCACGGCATCGCTTGCCACAAAGACGCTGGATCAAGTCTAGCGCCAAGTAGCTGACCGGCCTGCTGGGCAGTGCGCGTGATTCTCGAAAAGAGATCAGGCCCATTGTCCAAATGGTATCGGTAAGCTCCTGAAAACCACGTTTTCGTGGTCTCAGTGTAGACAAGCGATATCCCTCCCTTTCCGTCAGTGTATTTGATTCCATTGGAACCAGATACATTGACTACCCCTGGACTAACATTACTGTTAGCGTCGGGGAAAGAAGGAGTTGCCCCCAACTGAATACCAGTTCCCTGGTACAAAGTTGTTGACTTCTCCTCTGGAAAGAAGAGATGCCTCCTGACGAAATGGTCAGAATCACGACTATACTGATTCAGGATCTTTCCTGCATTCACCATAGCTGTGAGAATTGACTTAATGTCTCCAATAGCCGGGGACCAGCCGAATACTAGGTTCAAATACTCATCTCCTAAGGAGCCGTGAGTATTACGAACCTTTTTAGTATTCTTAAGGGCCATCCCCGGTATCTTTGGAAGACCGTCGCGTAGCTCCATAAGAGCTACAGCCAATGAGGCATGTGAGCGGGCAGGAGCAGCACCATGTATAGCCTTTGGACCTAGTGAAACTAGGTCGGGCTTAGGAATTGCATTCGCGAAGGCAACCTTAGAATACGGAGCCCATAAAGGGTTAGTATTCGGGATGCTATAAACGCGAAACAATCCAATGGGACCTCTGTAAAGAACATCTACAGAGGATCCAGCACCTGGTACATTGATCATAAAATTCTGTTTACCGTAAATACTAGTGTTTTTCACATAGTACTTCTGGTTCCAGAACTCATGACCAGTGTCATGGGAACTGAGAGGGTTAAACCTCTCGTTATCCAACATGTACTGGAGCTCCTGCTGAGTATCGTAAGTTGCCGAACGATACGAATAAACACTATCCATGACGTCTAGACCGTAACCAACGGCCGAGGCGGCAGGGACGTCCACGCGAGTAGAAGGCCCGTAACCGGGTCCTCTATTCTCTTGGTAGTAGTAAGTAAACTTGCGATTTTGCATTGGTTTACGACTACTAGTTAAATATCCGCCCATCTCGTGGTACCCTTCATTATTAAGTTATGCTGATAAACGGTCGCCTTATACGCTGTATAAGGGGCTATGAATATTCAGCAGAGACTAGGATCTCATCCCCAGAGGTGGCAAAGCACCAGGGCGCTCTCGAAAGAGAAGATCGG